TTCGGCCTGCTGTTGGTGTCGGAGGCAGAAGCCGTGGTCTTTGGCTTCGGCGGTGCAGGGTTCGCCCGCCTTTTTACCGGATAGGTAGACGCCGTTGCAGGTTTCGACGGGTTCGGGTTCGGGTTCGGGTTCGGGTTCGGGTTCGGGTTCGGGTTCGGGTTCGGGTTCGGGCGTGGGTTCCGCCGTCGGCTGGCCGAGGATTTCAGCCTTCAGGAGTTTTGGTAGTTTGAAGTCAACCCCGACGAACAGCCGGTCGGAGTATTGATCCGTGACGCCGAGCGCCCGAATTTCGTCGTCGGTGATTTCGCGGGCGTCGATGGTCGTCGGCGTCGGGTGGGCCAATTTGTAGGCCCTGAGATCGCCCTGATTCAGCGCCCTGAAGTCGTCCTGAATTTGGCGCTTCGCCCGTCGCGTTCGCATAGCCAGCCGCCCGACTTGCTGTTTTGCGCCTTTGCCTTCGACGGTCTTTGCCAGCCGGTTGAGGAGCCACTCGGTGCCACACACTATGTTGTATGCGTCGCCGGCTTCGACGGCTTCAGGGAATTTCGCCCGAGCGTTTTTGAGCTGGATTTCCTCGCGGGTTTGGTCGTCGTGAACGTTCGAGGAGGTCGCGGGTTCGGTGTTTTCGGTCGTTTCAACAGCCAGCAGGTTGTCGTATTTGGACATTAGTCACTTCTTGGGGTTTGGTCGTTCGGTGGTACGTCGGTCGTTTCCCCTGATTTTTCGGGGATGCCCGCCGGGGGAATTGAACCCCCGTAAGTCCATTACGGGCGTGATCCAGCCAGTCTCGAATTGGTTGCGCGGTCGTCAATTGGTCGCAACCGTCCGGGGGCGTGGCGCTTTGATTATGGCGTTTCACTAATCGCGGGTTTAGCTTCGCGTAGGGCTTTACGTCGCGTGGTACACTTCCCGTCGCCCGGTCGACTTCCCCCGGCCAACCCGGATTCACGTCGCGGCGCTTATTGGGAATCACTCACGCGCCCGGTGGTCGATCCCACCGTCGCCCGTCCTAATGCTGATTCAATCCACTTCGGGGGGCTTTGTATCGCCCGTCCCGTCGCGGAGAATCGCCCGCTTTGGCGTATGTAGGTTCGGCGTATTCCAGCCGTTTTGTCCCTGAAATCCCCGGCGCCCGGTGCGCCGATCCTTTCAGGCTTACTTCCTCGCCCGTCCTACGCGAGGGTTTCCTTCGGGGGCTTTTCACCCCGAATTTCACGCCGATTGTCCCGGTCGTCGTCGGGGGTGCCACCCCCGCCCGAGTTTCCCGAGCAACCGTTCTCCCGCGGGGGTGGGCCGGTAAAGTCAACCGGCTCCCCCGAGGGGATAGCTGAGCAGATGTTGGAAGAACATATAAGCACATTGGTAGTATGGAAACCCGACACTTAAGGGTGCAAAGAAGCCGAATACGGGTGTTTGGAGCTTTGTAGCACTTACTGAAGGGGTTACGGTAAGATTCGACTTAGGATTAGTTTCACTCCAAGTCGTCGATGTACGAAAGGGGTTACGGTCAAGCTGAGTGGCGGTGATGGAAAGGCCGTACAAAGCCCGTAGCCGCCGGTTCCGCCGGAATCAGGGTTTGTGGGATACAGCCGAAAGGCCCGGCGCTACTGAATCCGGGGGATACGGACTTTATACAGGCTGTCGGAGGGTTACGGGATACTGCTATATAGATAGCTAAGCGTAAGTGAACGGTGGGAAACGCCGTCGACGGGGGTTTGGGTAGCCTTTCCAGCTCGTCGGTGGCACTTTTAGAATCCTCGAAATCCGAATCTATGGACGGTCTTTCACCTCTGATCCCACCGACTTACCGTAACTCCCTCAATTAGCGCACAAAACAGCTTTCCTCCAGCCGGCGTTGACTTGCGGTAATCCGGCGGAAGCGCGGATTGAAGGGCTTTCCCGCGATCCGTCGACGGGTTACGGTTAGACGTCTTTGGGATGGATAGAAGGGGATGATCCGATGGCCGGTGGCCGGTGGCCGGTCGACGGTCGACGGTGGGGATAGCAGGGAGGGTAACAGGTTACGACACCGTTTCGCCGGGCCACGCGGGAAGGATACGTTAGCCGTTCACAGAATTTCAGAAATTTGGGAAGTTGCGCTTGGATTATTCGTCGTCATAGAACGGAGAATCGGTCGGAAGAATCACACTTATTGATTTTATTACAAGTACGTCGGAGAGGTACATTGGGACAGATCCATATAGTCGACTTCTCTCCTTCTCCTCAACGTTTTTTCCAGCATTTTTACCGGAGAGGTCAATCTCTTGAATAGGTATTTTCCGTGTAATTAGCTCATCCCCGTTTTGCGTAACCTCATCCTCTACTTCAAGAGATAGTTTCAACTCACAGCGTTCTATCCCTTCTTGAACCAAATCATCCACTATATAACGAAATGGGAGTGGCTTGCTGTCTTCCGAACCTTTCCGGAATTTAACTTCCCCTCTGAATTTTTTCGGACCACTATAGCTTTGTAAGGTGTTATTGTCCGCTTCAGTCGAAATTAACTGTGATCTTGCGGGATATATCTCAATAGATCCTGTATCGCTGACAATCTCACTCTTTAGATTCATATACTGAATTGTCCCTGCTCCTGAATTTAAAAGCTGAAAAATGATCTCATCCTTTTCGACTCCAAGAGGAAATTCTATACGAGGGTTGGACTCAAATTCCTGCTTCATCAGTTCAGTTTGTTGATAGTAAAGGATTACAAGAGCAAAAGTGAGACCTCCCGAGAATATGACTGAGGCAATTTCCACACCAATTGGTCCAAATAACTGCAAAAGTGCGACTGGGATCGTTATCAGAAAAAAGAGGACGACCAACAAGACTTGATAATCAATTGGAAAGTCTGCAAGAGGGTAATCCATATTCTCCTGTCGTCGTTTGAACACTAAAAGGTAATAGGTGCGCGTGAGGTCGAATTTTGGCGTCGGGTCGGGATCTGATATATAATCTTTGCTATTTTCGGAATTTCTAATGGTGAGAAAAACCGAATTAGTATATAAAGGACGAGCTGGTATATAAACCGTTGTGTATTAGTAGGGGTAGGAGTGAAGAAGTTAGCCCTTCGGGTTAACACCTCGACTCCACTCCCTCTGACCCTTCCTGAATCGCCGTGGTCGAGTTCCTCCCTTAGTTGAGATAAAACCGTTACCGGATTCAGGAGACAGACTTTGAGCTGACACAAGTCGGGTCGGAGAAAGCGAGTACCTTTGAGGCGCTTCCGCCGTAATCTCCTAACATACTCTCCTAAAGAGTAGTCTCGGATTAGTGTGGAAGCTCCGATTTCTACCTATCGTAAGTCAGCTCTATATTATAGGTAGAGCGTTCGTCGACCAGCTCTGATTTTTGCTGATCGAAAGGTCTCTCGCTCTCCCTTTCACCTCTCTTTCTCACCTTTCGCGGTCTCGATTCTTTGGTCTAATCTGGTTCACTCTGGCGTTCTCTGCGCCCTCTCTGGTCTCACATTCAATCAACCGCCGTTGAGCGGTTTTTCACTACTCAATATGGCTACTACGACTTACAATAATTTCAAGCAACTTCTGCTGAACGGCGGGATCGACCTCGATACTGACACGGTTCGTGCTCTCATCATCGACAACACGACGGCGTACACTCCGAACATCGACACTCACGTTTACGTTGACGATGTGACGGCTGTCGCCAGCGAAATGAGTGGGACGGGCTATGCTCGCAAGACTCTCAATGTCACCGTCTCGCAGGACAACACGAACGATCAGGGCGTTGCCGACGCCGACGATCTCTCCTACACCGGCCTCGACGCCGGGACGATTCAGGGCGTGCTGATCTACAAGGAGGTCACGACCGACGCGGACTCGCCCGTGATCGGCTGGTACGAGTCGTCTGATTTCCCGCTCCCGACGAACGGGGGCGACGTTACGCTCACCATCAACACGGCTGGTCTGCTGACTCTCGGGTAAGTAGATGGCGTCTCGTCTTTTCGTTCTACCCGAGGAAGGAACCGGGACGGAAGACGATCCGTTCCGTCCTAAGTATCTCTACTACGACCACGACAACGACAGCACAACGGCTCCGGTGGTACGACCGGAAGTAACCAAGTTCTACGGCGGCGAGACGTTCGAGAAGTCGGGACAGAATTGGCACACCGTTCGTGTGTTCACGCCTGATCCGGCGAATCTCGATTGGCTTGCGGCACAGTCCGACGTGTACGATATTGATCTATCGGTACTCGTAACGGCGCTGAACACCTCCCCGCTATTCCCGGTTGATCTCACTCCGCGTGAGTGGGCGCTGTTGATCTCTAAAATCCTAATGAGAGAGTAACTCGACAAATGCCAACTACGTTAGCGGATTTTGAAAGTGGCAATCTTTCTGATTTTGCTCGGATAGACGATTGGGAAATTGACATATTTAGCAATTCTGGTTCGTATTCGGCGTCTGTTTACCGGCCTTACACGACTCAATGGTTGGTTTCGGGGGCAGGTCTACCAACATTTGATCGTGGAAACTCGATAGAGGTTTGGTTCTACTACGGAAACTCAAATTTAAATCCTGTCAGTTATTTCTGGTTTATATTCGGTAACGGGGACACCAACGACATTCATTATAATGTCTTTCTTGATGGTGGATCAGGTGGTGACTTTGAACTTCGCGCTGGATATACCGTAATATCGTCTACTAAATTAGGTAGCATACCGTGGGGATGGTACAGGATTAAAGTAAACTACGATCTTGGTGGCGACGGCCTGATAGAAGCAACTCTATACGATGATGCTGGAACTCAGATTCACAGCCTCTCTGCTACTTCGTTTGCATATAACGGTAGTCTATGGGGAGCGAAAGCGAGGGGCGAGCGCATTTACGTTGATGATTTTGTTCTTCTTGATCCCGCTGGTTCACAAATTGCTACGCTTGAATCCGCGTCTCTGCTCGCAACCGCACAGTCGCTCTCGGCTATCGGCGGTGCGGAACCTGCGCCTACCGGCGATGTAACTCGTGGCCTCGTCTCAAAGTGGACTCTCGACGGGGACACGCTCGATCAGGTAGGCACGCTCGACCCGTCAACGGTGTCGGGTGTCACGTACACGGGCGGGTACATCGACCAAGCGGCTTCGTTAGACGGCTCTGACTACATCGAGTACCCCGCCGACTCGTCTATTGAGACGGCTGATTTCACGATCTCCGCTTGGGCGAACGTCAATAGCACGTCAAGCGGGACAACGAACATTCAGACCGTCTCGGCTAAGAACCTCGACCACACCGACCGACAGTTCTGGTTAGTGGAGTGGGATGGCTCGTGGACTTGCCGTATCGGTTCTAACGGACAGGGCGTGACCGGCCCGGCGGCTACTCCGGGTTCGTGGACACACCTACTTGCGACCTACGACAGCACCACAGATACGTTCGAGTTGTGGGTAAACGGCGTGTCTGCGGGGACGGCTACTGAGTCTACTGTTGGTGGTAACGGTCAAACGTTCTGTATCGGCGCTGAGTCGGCGTCCTACCGGATGTTCGGCGGCCTAATTGACGAGGTCCGGTACTACAACGTCGTTCTGACGGATCAGGAGATTGCCGATCTGTACGCTTACGATGGAACCGCGAGTCTGGTCACGGCGTCCCTCGACGCGGCCTCGCTTGCGTTCTCTCCTCGTGCATTAGGTGCGACGCCCGGTGCGACGGGGGCGACTCTCGGCTCTGCCGGTATCACGGCGGCCCTGATCTCTCCGAGCACGTTGTGTGGCCCGGTTACTGCCGGGATCGACGTGGCGGGAATCACGGCGGAAGCGGGGGAGGTAGGCACGACGCTCGGTGTTGTGTCTCCGATACTTGCTTCCGCGTCTGTCTCGTCGACACCGGCCCCGCTCGGGTCTATTGTTGGGCCGACGAGCGCCGACCTGGACTCGTCGAGCCTGATTGCTCTGTCGCGTCCCCTCGGCGTCTCTGAGGCGGTGTATGCGGCGCTTGAGTCAGCGGTCATTGTGTCGTCTCCGGGTGCTCTCGGGGCGTCTCCGGGCGCGGTGTCAGCTTCTATGCCGAGTGCGGCGCTCAGCGTAGTTGCTGAGTCTCCGGTAGTGGCGCTGGCTGAGCTCGCTGTGGAACTCGATGCGGGCTCTCTCGCTGTCTCGGTGCGGAAGGTGACGCCGGTCTCCGGTCCTGTCTCTGTCGCGCTGGAGTCGGTGTCGGTTGTGCTTACTCTACCGGACGTTGAGGCACTCAAGGCGCTGGTTGCCGCCCTCGACGTGGCTTCAATCACGTCGGTTGCCTCCGATGTTGGCGCGATTCCTGGGTCTCTCAGCCCGGAGTTGGACGCCGCTTCCGCCGTAATCTCGGCGTCTCCGGTTGATGCTGGGCTCGGATTGCGGTCTGTTGGTCTCGATGTGGCCGATTTGGTCGCTCTAATCCCCGAAATTTCGGCTGAGAACGTCCTGTATCTGTTCCTTCGGGTTAGTGAGGCCGGAAATAGCGGCTTCACGCTCGATGGGACGGGTTCGACTGGGTTCTCGGTTGGAAATTCCGGTGACAACGGCTTCGAGCTGGATAGCGACAACGAAAATTCTCTCTGATCTCAATGGCTGACTTCAAAATCACTCAAAACGACACGTATCCCGCGATTTCGGGGACGTGCAAGAATGATGGCGGTAATCCCGTCGATATTACGGGTGCGTCCGTCCGATTCCACCTCAAGGCCCCCGGATCGGAGACCGCGAAGGTCGATGAGTCGGCTTCTATCCTCGACGCGGTGGCGGGCAAGGTCGCCTACCAATGGGTTGTCGGGGATACGGATACTCCGGGGACGTATTTCGCGGAGTTTGAGGTGACGCATAGCGATGGAAACCCCGAAACCTTCCCGAGCGACCCTCTCGTGGTGTATATCCGCGAGGAGCTGGCCTGATGGCCTTCGGTGAGGTGACAGGAGCGACGGTTCAGGAACTCGCGGAGCTTCAATCTGAGTACGAGCGGTCGCCTCACCACGAAAAGACGGGCGAGCCGTTCGAGTCTACGTTTTGTTTGACTCGGATCGGCAAGCAACCCGAGGACTACGACGGCCCGACGCGCTGGTGTCGCAACCGGGCGTCGGTCGTCGACGGCGAACGTGGTCACTCCTGCCGATTTCACGGTGGGATGCGGAACCCTGATATGGACAATCTCGACCCGCAAGCAAATCTCAAGCACTCAATGTACGCTTTACCTGAAACTATCTATGCAACTCTCACCGAGGAGGAGCGCGAGCTCTACGAGTGGGTCTTTACGTGGCCGGAAGTCTACGAGATCGACCTCTCGGCAGACCCCGCGGCTGAACACGACTTCGAGACGTTGGCGCTCGAAATTGTCCGGCAGGCTCGCTCCTCGGACTACATCTTGGCGAACACGGAAGTTCGACAGGAGGGTGTCTATACGGCGCAAGGTGAGCTTCTGGAGACGAAGGAGGTTCCGAACTCTCTGATTGACGCTCACCAGCGCCAGATTCGCCTGATTAACACGATCAAGGACGCGCTCGGCATTACGCGGAAGGCGCAGGCGGCGAATGACACGCAGGAATCGGCTAACGATCTAATGGATTCACTCTCGACGGTTCTCTCGGGATTCACCTCTGGTGGAGAGTACGATCCAGACCAATTCGAGTAGGAAAACGGCCCGTGTAGGGGCGTTGACTCAGTTATGAAAGGGGGAAGGAACGACGAGTGACCAAACCCGCCGACCTACTCCCTGAACCCTAAGACGAAACCCGCGACCAACGGGATCGCCTACCCCGAGATACGCAGACTCTATATAAAACCATTTCGAGAAATTCTATGTTTCAGCCTTACACCAGCGCCTACGCGCTCGGTACGTCTCAGCTCGTTGCCTACCCTGGCGACCGAGCAATCATTGACATTAACGAATTTGACGCTCTTACAGCGCGGTTTGGCTGGTCGTATCCTCTCGTTTTCAAGATTAGCAATCGCTACGTCTGTGTCTACCCGGAAGATGGCGTCCCGTCGGGCGTACTTGCGCTCCCGACCGCGCTGATGGATGAGCTGGAGATCGGGGCCGACGTGGATTTTCTCGTCTACCTCGCGTACCCCCACACCGTTCAGCGCATCATTGAGTGGGGTCTCGCCTGCCCGAATCACCCGGAGCGTGAGACCTGATGGTGACGAAGCGCGAAGGCCGCGAGTCGTGGACGATTGTCTCGAAGGCTGGTAGTGGGGAAGGCGTCGACGCTCCCGAGGAGGAGGGCGAGAAACAGCACTCTGTTCGGGGCGTTGTCCAGGCGGTCACGATCTACTGGACGGGCAACGGGTACAACCGGGGCGAGACGTGGATTCGCTTCGACCCGGACGCGCTCGTGGAGGTAGAGGAGTGACCGACGCGGCCAGCGACGAGCTGATTTCTCAGTTTGCCGAGGCCGCCGGGACGACTCCCGAGGAGGTGTCTGAGCGGTGGAACGGTCGCCCGGATCGGATCATCGAGGATTTGTTTCGGATGCCGGACAAACGCGGTGAACTCCACCCGCTCCGGCTGTTCAAGCCGTATCAGCACCAGTTCGTTCACGCCTATTTCTTCGGTGATGCCTCGACGCTCACTTTCCTGAAGGGCAGGCGTATTGGTGGGTCGTTCGTTGCTATGGCGTGCTTCCTCCTCGACGGGCTCACGCGACCAGGTGCGATGTACCCGATTGTCTCGAAGAAGGAGAAACAGGCGTTCTCGCGGATCAACGACGTTCGTGTATTGGCTGAGAACGCGGTCATTGACATACCGTTCGCCAAGAAGCCTACTCAGTCTGAGGTCCAGCTTTGGAACGGGACGAAATTCGTGGCGTACACGGGTTCCCCGGACTCCTCCCGTGGTGACGGGGCTCAGTCCATCCTATTCGACGAGATGGCGTTTATGGACGATCAGCAGGCGATGGACGACGCCTTCCGGCCTATGCTCTCTCTGTCCGACGGGAAGATGGTGCAGGTCTCGACGATCTTCGCCACCAACGACCTGTTTATGGAGAGCGTCAACGGGGGCTCTCGAACGGGCTTCGGTGACGACGGGAAGAAGCTCGGGACGATCTCGCTGTATCAGCCGACGTTCTACAACGCTGACGAGATTGATCCAGAGGAGTCGCTGTACGATCAGCACCTCGAACCAGCTCGGCCCGATCTCAACATCGACCAGATCGAGGCGAAGCGGTCAGCTGACCCGGTGGGGTTCGCCCAGGAGTACCTGTGCCGTCCTGCCGTTGAACAGTACCGCTTCTTCGACGCACAGAGCGTCCAGCGGGCGGCTGAGCGTGGCGATGAACCGGGCGTTGAGTTCGGGGAGCACGCTCGGGCGGTGTTTGGCGGCGATATGATGATGGCGGTCGACGTGGGCATTGAACACGACGATACGGCGGTTGCCGTCTACGAACACACCGAGAATCATCGTTATCTGAGATACAAGGAGCTGATTACGGAGGAAGTGCTGGCGAGGGCCGGCGTCCCCGATCCCGACCGAGGGAACGCGAACCACGTCGCTACTCGGCTCGGTCAGCTCTACAACCAGATGGGGGTCTCGTATCTCATTATCGACTCGACGGGCGCAGGACAGACGTTCCCGCGCATTATCGAGGAGAAGATTGGTCGGGGCATCATTCCGTTCAACTTCTCAAATACGAAGGCTGTAAAGCAGATGTTCGGTGAGATGAACGCGGCTCTACGGAACGACCGCGTGACGCTCGCGAACGACAGGACGCTGATCGACCAGCTTCTCGCAATCACACGAATACAGCCGAAAGAGTGGTCGACGCCCCGGTTTACGGGCAAAGACTTCTCGCCGGACGGTAAGGACGACTTGGCAATCGCGGCGGTGATGGGTGCGTTCCCACCCGGCTTTGAGCACGCTCCCGCGACAGAAGTGGTTGAAAAGCCGCGGGCTCCCGTGGAAGACACGGACGAGCCGCTGGCTGATCGGATTGAACGAACGCCGGCACCGACGACTTCGCCGGCTTCCGCCGTGGAACAGCCGCGAAATAACACCGCTCCAACTGGAGTGTTCGTCGCCGGCAGTATCAACCGCTCGTATGGGCGGCGGTACGGGCGACACGACAAAGGACGTTACTAAATGAGTATTTCTGGTACTAATCCCAATTCTGACTCTGACGCGGTGTATCGCTCTCTGATGGCGAAGGCCGCTCGTGGCGACCTTCAGTTTGCTGAATCCGGCGGCGGGCCGTCGTTTATGCTGGAGTCTCCGAAGGCGGTTCTTCGACAGTCACAGGGTGCTGGTGGGAAGCCACGCCCGAAGGAGGCTCCGAAGGCTCGGATTGCGGAAATGCGGGCGATTCGGAAGACTGACCCGCACGTTGCCGAGCTGGTGAACACGCTCATTGACTATCTGGTGGGCTCTGGTGGGGTGATTACCCCGGCCAATATCCCGTACACAGATATGGAGCAGACCGCAGAGGATATTGCGGATTTCAAGCTCCTAATTGAGAACTCGAATTTCGAGGCCGTCACGTTGCCCGCGTGGGTGGACGAGGCGATTACCACGGGAACGGGGTTCCTCGAAGTGGTTGTGGAGGAAGGCGAGCGGTTCAAGCCGAAAATTCTCCCGACCGAGCGGATGAGTATTCTTACCGACGAGTTCGGGAACACGACGGGATACGAAATGGAGAACCCCGGCGGTGGGGAGCCCATTGAGTTTGCGCCCTACGACTTGGCGATTCTTCGGTTCGTGAAGTTCCCTGGCGAGGACTTCGGTCGCTCACTTATCGAGCCCATCGAGGAACACGTCAATATGCTCCGCGATATGGAGCTGGATTTGGCGCGATTCGTCGCTACAAAGGCGTATCCCCCGGTGATCTGGAAGCTCGGGACCGAGGAGCGCCCGTGGAACCAGCCACAGATTCAGACGTTCATCGACAGTCTACGCGATATTGAGCCGGATTCAATGATCGGTGTGGGCCACGACGTTGAGCACGACATTGTGGGGGTCACGTCCACGTCGTCGAAGGCGGGGGCGATGAACCTCGATAGCACGTTTGCTCACCTCCTGAATCGTATTCACGTCGGGATCGGCGTTCCTGAATTCCTAAATGACGGCGGAAGCGCGGGGCGCAATTCGGCTATCGCTACGATGCCGAAGTTCGACCGGCGGATTCAGCGGTTCCGGCTGGCGATTCGGCAGGCGATTCGCTACCAAATCTTCGTCTCGATTCTCGGCCACCCGTCCCCCGAAGACTATGTTGAAATCCCTCCCGACTTCGAGTTTGGACAGCACAGCTCCGAGGAGGAGCGCCTGGAGACGGAGGAAGCCCTCAAGCTGTTCTCGATGGGCTTCCTGAAGCGGGAGGCGTTCGCGGCTCGTGTCGGCATTGATCCCGAGACGGAGATGCCTTCGGACGCCGATCTTCAGGAGGTCATTGACCTGCTGACCACGATCTCGGGGGCCGGCGACCGGATTCAGAACCCGGACGGTGGCCGCCCGACTGACACCGGGACGGGACAGCGGTCTGCTGGCCGATCTGTCGCAACTCGGCAGAACCCTGAGCGCCCGACCGACGACGATAGTCGGCCACAGCGCGATATTGGGCAAGAATAACTGACAGACAATGGAAGATTCCGAAAAGGAGCTTCTGTTAGAGGTTCACGCTTCCACGGTTCGCACCGAGGAGAGCGTTCGTAACTTAGAACGACGAATCCACAATCTTCAGCGAATTTCTGAAGCCCGGACTGAAGTCGTTGACGGGAGGTTGGACGACCTCGAAGACAAAGTCCAGACCAATAAGACGATTATCAGCGGCTTTGTCGCCGCGTTGACTGCGGTTTCTGGCGCTGTTGTATCGTGGTTTCTCGGTCTTATTCCACTCTAACTATGACTCTACAAATCGACGCTGAGCTGGCGTTCTCCGCGACGCCTTCCGCCCCAAGCCCGGAGCTCTCAATGGAGGGTTTCAACGAGTATGGGGTTCGGAGGAATATCACGGAAGACGGCCAGCTCACGAGTATTGATGTGGTCTACCGGGCAATGGAGCCGGGTCTGCGGAAGAACTTTCGTATCACTCCTGAGTTTCTTCAGGGTGTCGTAGAGGACTTCACGCAGATCGGGTCGGCTCCCGCTCAGTTTGACCACAGCGCAAGCCAGCGTGCGAACGTCGGGACGGTGACGGATGCGTGGTATGCGGCGAACGCCCTGTACCTGCAACTGAATATCCCAAACACGGGTTCGTCGATTCGGACGGACACGATTGCGGATTTCACCTTTGAGCCGCCCGCGATTACGGACGGTTCGGTGGGGTTCGGCAACGACTACGAAATTGAGTTGGACGAGGCAACGGGCGAGTACGTCCTCCTCGACGCTCAATTCCGTGAATTTAGTCTGACCCCGTTCCCGGCTGGCTACGACAACGGTGGGCTGAGCGCCGCGTTCTGTGACGCCGCCCGCTCACACGGCCTCTTTGTCGATGAAACCGAATCTACTGCCACGGTAGAGACGGAGGCCGACACCCCGGCGAGCGTGAGTTTTTCATATGCTCGAATTTCCGAGCTCGATCTGACTGACTCTCGCTCTGACGAGACTGACAACTAATTTCTATCTACTATGAAGGAAATCGAACTTTCCAAGCCCATCGACGAGATGGACGACGACGACCTCCGCACCACGTTTGCGAAGGTTCTGGAAGCGCACGAGGAGAACATCGCTGAGTTCGCTTCGCTTACCGAGGAGCTGGAGGCCGCCACGGCACGGGCCGAGGAAGCCGACGAAACGCTCTCCGGGGCGAAGGCATACTTTGCGGAGAAGGCGTCGGGCTACACCCGCCTTTCGGGTGAGGTTCTGGCCGCTCGTTTCTCCCTCGATGAGCTTATTGAAATGGCGGGCGAGGCTGACGCGGCTGAGTTCGCTGAGGAGGAGGCGTCGGACGCTTCCGCCGAAGACGAGGAGGCTGAGTTCTCTGAGGAATCCACGGAGGAGACCCAGGAGGAGGACACGCCTCTGTTCGCTGAAAAGCCGCAGAAGTCCCCCGCGTTCAGCGCCGATGAGCAGGACGCTATTCGTGCGGCGGCGAAGGCCCGCCTGAGCGGTATGGCCGGCCTCTCGCTCGACAACTAAATTTTCAACTTTCTGATCTACTATGGTTACGGCCCGCATTGCCACTTCCGCAGAACAGCCTATCAACAGCCACGCCGCGCTTGCCGGCGAGACCTTCAGCGAGGGCGACCTCGTTGGGATCAACTCGGCGGGTAAGCTCGTAAAGGCCGACGCCGATTCCGCCTCCACCGTGATGGCGATTGGTGTCGCGCTGGCCCCCGCGACTCAGCTTTCGGACTACACCGAGGAAGCCGTGAAGCTGGTCGTTGAGGCCAACCGCGCTCTCGTCGACCGCGACCGCATTACCGCCGTGAAGTACGGCATTGAGGTCGAAAACGGCGACGACGACTGGAATTTCACCCCTGGTGAGCCTGTCTATCTCGCTTCCGGTGGTGGCTACACGCAGACCGCGCCATCGACGACTGGTGATCTCATCCAGATCGTCGGTGAGGCTCTGACGGCGGAGCGCATTAGCCTCCACGTCATCCCGAGCGCAACCACGGCCTGAGCCTTCTAAGGCTTCTACTAATCGGGGTTGGGTCTCCCCCGCTTCCTGAGACCCATTTCTATCTCTATAATGGCATTTTACCGCGAGATTACGACGAAGGACGACGTACCGCTCAGCACCCTCCTGCTCGAAGCTGTCACCGAGCTGGAGCTGTTCAACGAAGCTCCCCGCATCATCCGTGAGACGCTGACTCAGACTGTCAACGAGCAGACGTTCCGCGTCTACACGGGCGATATGACGTGGGAGGAACTCGCTGAGGGCGAGCACGCTCGGACGGGCACGATGGACTCGACCGAGATGGCCTTCAGCGTGAAGACCTACGGGCGCTCGCTCGGCTACACGCAGGAGTTCATCGAGGACAACGAGGCCGATCTGATCCGTCGGCACTTCTCGAAGATGGTCGAGGGTGCGCTGGAGAAGGAGCACGAGGTCGTCTTCGACGTTATCCGCAACGGGTGGGCCAACGGTTCTAACCTCTGGTTCGACCCCGAGGACTTCGGTGACTACACGTTCGACGAAACGCACGACCACACCTTCGCAGACACGCAGGAGCTTTTCGAGCGCAACGGCGGAACCGACACCGCCGCCCACACTCCCTCTGAGCACCTGATGGAGCTCAAGGCCGAGCTCGAACACCACGGCAAGGTGGCTGACATTGCGGTGGTCGGCTTCGACTTCGCCCGTGAGCTTCTGAAGGAGCTCTCCTGGGGCGCACAATACAACATCCCCACCTTCGAGTCTCTGCGCGAAACCGGCTACCCGGACAACGGCATCGTTCTCGATGGTATGCGCGTGGTTCGCTCGGCGTACCTCCCCGGTATGGAAGTCCACGTCGTCGCCGCCGCGGAGCGCCCGATCTACTTCCACGAGCGCCGTGCGGTCCAGCTCACCCAGGGTCAGAACGGCGGTCCCATTGGCGACCCCGGCCAGCTCATCGGGAGCTACGGCTCGGCTCGCTACGGTGCGGTCTGTGTCGACCCGCTGGCTGGTACGAAGTGCGTCGCTGACAACCTCGCATAAATCTAAATGAGTCTGAGTACCGACGACCGTGAGCTTCTGAGTGAGGTTCGGGCCGGGCTCGGACTCTCGTCTGAAGCGACGGTTACTGACGACGATCTCGAACGGGAGTTGGGTGAAGCAAAGCGGCTCCTCTCTCGGGAGCTGTATTCTCGGCTGGCCGCTGGCGAAACTCTGTCCTTTACCGGGGCGGAACGCGACGCCCTCGAAGCTCTCGTCACGCTCCGTGCCGCGAGGCTGAAGGGGCAGGACTCGGCGGCTTCCGCCTCAACTCCGCGTGTGGTTTCTGTTGGGAAGGCCACCCGGACGGACTTCGGAGATTCCCACTTGAATTTCAAGCGAGACGCCCTCCGGCGGGCGCTGGCGAAGGTGACTAATGGCAACTGACGACTACACGATGGGCCAGGAGGTGACGGATCACCTCGGTATGACGGTCGCTGAAGATCGTCTCCGGGGGCTCGTTGCTCGGGCTAAGCGCGAAATGCTGGCCGAAACGAATCTGGAGACCATCGACTTCTACGGGAACGCCCACGCTGAATCGGCGCTGTTCTGGCTGACCTGTATCTACGTCGTCGGGGAACAGTCCTCGGGTGGCTCCGGCTTTGCGATTGGTGAGCTGAAGGTCGACGCTGGTTCGTCTGACCGTGATCCGCTTGCGGTGTGGCGTCGACGGTATAACGACCGCCTGAGTGGACTCAGCGGCTCCGGTGGCTACGTGCTTGGGAGCTCAAACCGGACTGACCGAGAGTACGACTTCAGCGACAACTCTACCTACTAATGGCTACGTTCGACACCTTCAGATCGGAGGCTTCCGCCAAGATACAGGCGGCTGGATATGCGTCTGAAATCCGGCGGAAGTCGGGTGAGACGGCAGGGCGCTACGGCTCCCGCCCCGCGTTTTCGACGGTTGGCACGGAGTCGGTTATTGTTGTGCGGCGGTCTCGCCGGGCGACTATTGACCGGACTCGGATGGGCGACGTTCGCACGGACGAGCCCCTGATGGTGTTCACCCGCGACGCCGATATTCAGGAGGACGACCGGGTAGTGTACGGCCTCGATGGTCGCACCTACCGGATTCTGGCGACGACGATCTACCCGACCCACGTTGAGGCTCGTGTCCAAGTGAGCCACGAGGAGGCGTAGCGTAGATGGGCAACTTCGATATTCGCATTGAGCTTTCCGCCGACGACGTGGCTTCCAATCTAAAGGAGACTATCGAGGCGGGGATCAAGGAATCTCAAAACGATCTCGCCAAGACGCTTCCCCGGATTGGGCAGGCAAAGCTCCGGTCTCGGGACGCGATGTTCAATCGCGAAGTTCTCCGAGGATTCAAGACGAAGAAAACGAACGGCGGCGGCGTCTACGAGCTTCGGGTATTCAACGTCGCGGAACACGCTTCTTACGTCGAACACGGCGTCCGGGGTGTGTGGGCCGGGACAAGCCCGAAGCACGAATACACGACGAAACGCCCGCCGGTCGAAGAACTGCTACCGTGGGTTGAGCGCAAGCTCTCTGGTTGGACGCTTGTTACGTCGACGGAGACGGGCCGGACGCAATTGGTGCCGGCCTGATGCCCTCGATTGACGACTACGACGAGGACACGGTAGCGAAGGCGTACCACGTTGCTGAGCAAATCTACCGATACGGTCTGAGGCCGGTCGGGTATATGCGCTCTACCCACCGCTACGCCGAGCGGAACGCGGCCCGCATTGTCGCTCAGAACATTGAACAGAGGCTAAAAGACCGATGAACGAATCTGATGTACTCGTACTTCTTCTCGACGAGCTTCGCTCTCTCACGTCGGCCCCGGTCTTTCTGGAGGGGTCTGGTGAGGAGCGGGCGGAGTCTCCGTCAGTCGCTATTGAGGACTATTTCACGACGCCGCTTCCGCACCGAAACGGGGCGCGGAAGTACGTGGGGCCGGTCTACGACGATCAGACTGGAGAGGAGATCGGGAAAGAATACCACTTCTATTTCGAGTTTTCAGCCGATGTGATTGTTCGAGAGGACACGGAGGAAGCCCGCGACGATTTACTCAACGCAATCCTCCAGCACTTCGGCCCGCACGCTGACGATCCCCGTGGTCTCCACGCTGATCTGTGCGAGCTGGAAATCGGATCGGCGTCGGCCCGGAGCGTGATCTTCCGCGAACCCGACTGGTTCGAGGGTGGACGCGACCTCCGGCTCGTCTATCTGACCCGCGTCACGACGGGTGGTGATACGCTCGAATCCATTGAGCGCGTTATTGACCCCGACTTCACCGTTTCCCGCGATCTCTGAGCCCTGAGCGGCTGAGAGGCGCATTTCTAATCTTACTATGGCAATCACTATTGGCAACTCTACCCTTCCGGGCGTCTACGTCCGGCAGGAGTCGAACAGCTCGGTCGGTATCAACACCACGGCCCCCGCGGATATAGGGCTCGTTGGTGAGGCCGACCTTACGAACGGCACGGCGAGCGCAAACACGCTCTATACCGTCACGACTGCTCCACAGGCTACCCGCCTGTTCGGTGACTCTCCCCTCGGGCGCAACGTGGTTGGGGCGCTCCAGAACGGAGCCTACCCGATCTACGCGGTCGCGTGTGCGACCGTCGACGTTACCGACGAGGACATTTCCGGGCTCGGGACGACGAGCGGCACCTTCACGAACGGCCCGCTCCCCGAGGATGCAAGCTCGATCAGCTTCACCGTCGACAGCACTTCGCTCTCGGCGGTTCTGACCCTCGACGACCCGGCAAGCAAGACGCCGGCTTCGGGCGAGGTCTACGTCAACGTCCACAGCGCCGAGTTCGAGCTCGACGCCGCGCCGAGTACGTCGGGGACGGTGGACTACTCCTACCTCGACTACACGGCGGCGCTCGGTGTGATGGAATCCGAGGCCGGCGACGTGATCGACTGGCTCGGGATTCTGAACGAAAACGGCGACGCCCGGAACACGCTTCAGGCGACGGTCGGCTCTCTCAACGCGACGTTCAAGCCCACTATCGGCGTGGTCGGCGCTGGCACGTATATCACGGACACGTCGGCGTACACGAACCCGTTTGACGACAGTCATATGCAGGTTCTCTACTGCCCGCGTAACTCCGACGGCGAATCCCTGATCGGCGCGTACCTCGGTGTGCGTGGTCGGATCGGCATTGACCAGTCGGGTATGCGAAAGCGGCTCTCCGGCGTGGAGGGACTACTGCGGAACCCCACGGATACCGAGAAGGCCGATCTCGACGCCGCCCACGTTGTCGTCATTGAAGCTGGTCCCCGCGGCCCGCGGATGATGAACGACCCGACGTGCGTGGACGACTCGAACACCGACGAGCTGGCCTACAACCACGGTCTCGCTCGTCTCCTCGGGGACTACATTACCCTCATTGTGGAGGAGATTTCCGACCCGTACATCGGGCGGCTCCACACCCCGGCGGCGCGTTCCGCCCTTCGTGGTGAGGTGTCTCAGGCTATGCGGAACCTCCTGAACCTCAACGCGGTGACGGGCTTCGAGGTCTCCGTCGAGGAGATTTCCAGCACGCAGGCTCGCCTCACGGTGGGCGTTGAGCTGGCGCGGCCCCTGCGGAACATTGAGGCGGTTATCGTCGGCGGCGACGTGAGCGCCTGAACTTAGCGGTTTTCTCTCTATCTCATTATGACTGAACAAAAGGAAGCGGCGGCGCAGATTGTAGTTTCCGTCGGCAACGAGGAAGTTGTCGTCGCTGATCTTCAGGTGCGCTCCGAATACGATATTGAGCGCCACTACGGGTCGGGCTCGAAGCTCCCCGATGGCTACTCGGTAAAGATGATTGAGCACGGCGGCTCTATGCGGCTGAAGGGCAACCGGCTCGATCTGAACGAGCTCCTGTTCTATCAGTCCGAGGCGGAAATCCCGTCCGGGCGCGATGGACAGGGTAAGGAAGTGGGCGACCCCAAGCCCGCGACCATCACCGTTCTGCATATGAACGGCACCTCAGACGAATACTACGAAGTTCTCGTCACCACCCGTGGGTTCGAGTTCTCGGAGGGCGAGACCGCCGAGACCTCCTACGAGTGGATTGCGATGGGCTCCTCGTTCGACTGAGCGAATAGCGCGGCAACCGCGATTTTCTTTATACTAAATGACTGATACTACCTTTCCGACCGATAGCGACAGCCCCGGCGACCGCCCCGAGAAATCCCTCCGAAAGCTGACCGAGCTGATGATGCGCGGGTCCGGCTTCCGCGAGGAGAAAGAGGTGGAAGTGTTCGGCGGCTCCGTCACTCTCGTTTTCAAGCCGATCCCCGACCGCGACTACATCCCGATGATGGTCGCCCTGGAGGAGCACATCGGCATTGAGGCCGACGACGCAATGGGCGACATTGAGGAGGCGCTGGCGGAAGTCGAGGATACCGCCGACGTTGATCTGTCTGTGTTCGACGCTGACTTCATCGACCTGATGTACGAGATGGTTCGTCTCGGGATTGATGCGGAAGCGATGGACGGCGACGAGGCGATGGTCGAGGCGCTTCTGGCGAACGCGGTCGGCGGATACGTGCTGGAGTGGGCGTTCGAGGTGATGGAGCTCACGGGCAACCTGATGGACGCCAAGCGTTTTCGTGGCGGAAGGAACCGCGAGTAGTTTTCTCTCCACGCTTGAGCTCGGTATCGGCCTCGATGGGGTAGAGTCTCAGGGCGATTTGATTGCGTTTCAGCGGCTCGTTCTCGGCTTAGAATCTGAGCGGCGGGCGGAGGAGATGGAGAAAGAGGCGGCGGTTCCGCCGGACTCCGGGTACGGAAGCCCGCAAATGAACACCGGCTACCAGCCCGGCGGCGGTGGTCGGCGCGTCGAAACCCGCTCGTACACGAACGCAAGTGCGAAGACCGGCAAATCGCCGGAGCAACTAATCGAGGAATACAAACAACGAAATGACTGATATTGTAGAGATCATCGTCGCCATCAAGGACGAGTTCTCTCGGCAGGTTGATAAGCTGGACCGGAAGCTCAACGGGTTGAATAAACACCGGAAGAAGTCTGTCAGCGTCGACATTAACGGCTTCGCGCAGATCGAGCGGATGAACCGCCACCTCAATTGGATGGCGAGAGATCGGGTGGCGAACGTCTACGTTCATCGGGCCGGGAAGCCGGCGCTTGGTGGGGGAACGCTCTCTGGTGGCCCCTACGTCGCTATTGGGCGTGCTGGTGGTCGAATCCATCAGACTCAGCGGATGCTCGGTAACGTCGGGAAGAAAGCGATCTCGACGCAGGATATGCTCGCCCGTGGGTTCGGTCGGATGCGTGGGGCGCTTATGCGGATGATCCCGACCTACCACGTTTGGATTGCGCTGGTCTCCGCGATCCTCCCGGTGCTCATTGTGCTGGCTACCGCGGCCTTCGGTGTCGCGGCGGCGTTCAGCGCAATTGCGCTTGCCGGGGCCGGTCTGATCGGTCTCGGGCTGATCGGGCAGGGCGACTCGATGGCAGAGTCGTTCGCACGAGCACAGCAATCGGTCGCTGAGTTCAAGCGCGAGCTCTACGACGTGTTCAAGCCGGTCGCTCAGCAGTTCGCTCCCTTCGCTGACCAGTTCCTCGAAAACGCTCCCGAGCGGATGATGCCGCTTGCCCGTGCGATTGAGCAACTTCAAGCGTTCGAGAGCTACGTCGACCGGGCTTTCGGTGGCGTTGTGAATTGGGTGGCGACGGCGATTACCGAGATGGTGGCCTTCCGTCGGGAGATCGAGTATATCTCCGACGTGTTCGGCCCGGCGGTCGGTTCCGCCCTCATCAACTTCCTGAAATTCGTCGTCACAGAGGCGTCGGATAACGCCGCGCTCATTATGCGCCTCGGTCGGGCGTTCGTGGCGATTCTGAAGTTGATCTACGAGCTGTCCGTGGCCTTCTCGACGGTGGTTGCGGTGCTGTCCCCGCTCATTGAGCTGGCGGCGGTATTCGCTGACCTTCTCGGAAACAGGTGGACGGCGGTCTTGCTGTCGGCGTTCGTGATGGTCGCTGGTCTGGCCGGCGTCCTCTGGACGGTCTTGGGGGCGGCTGGTGCGGCCTCGGCGGGCCTGATCCAGATGATTACCGTCGCTCAGATGATGAATTTGACGCTGACGAAGACGCTGATTCTGGTTACGGCGTTGACCGCGGGGCTGGCTCTCCTGAGTCTCGGTGCCTCGTATCTCGCCGTCGAACACCTCCACCGAAAGATGGGTGAAGGCGGCTCCTTCGGCGGCGGTGTGGGCGGTGGCTTCCCCGGCGCTTCCGCCGGACTCCCTGGGCGGGCATCGGCGGCTGGTGTCGGCTCTGTGCAAAACACCTACAACGTCTCTATCAGCGGTGGCTCGAACCTCAACTCCTCTCAGATCGTCTACGCGCTGGAAAACTACGAGCGGGAAAAGCAGTCCCGTGACAGGAACCAATAATGGCTAATCAAGAATTTGAACTTTCTAATGCGAGCGTCGTGTTTGCGCCGCTGATCTACCCGGAGAAGGTAGTGGTGCGTAAAGAACGGCGGAAGTCCCGACAGCCCGGATACTGTGAGGGCGAGGACGTGGCCGACATTGGCTCGAAAAACCGTGAGATCGACTTGAACGGGGTGATTCTGGCATACGAAAAGCCCGCAATCGACGCCCTTCTCGATTCGTCTGAAAATCTCGATTTGGTGGCTGATGAGTGGTCCGGCGAGGTGCAAATCCTCGACGGAGAGTACGAGCGGATTGCGATGGACACGTATTCGTACCGTCTGACTCTGATCTCGACCGGCCTCGACGAAGATGGAGGTTCCCGCAACTCCGGTATTCTCGACGCTGGTGTGGCCGGGTACGATCTCTCCTACATTGACAATCTGATTCTCAGCGGCGAGCTCAAATGAGCGCGTGTCGACTAACGGGCCTCGTTGAAGTGCGCTTCCCGCTCTATGGGATTCGCCTTCGGCCCGCGAAATTGGATTACAAAAGCAACATCGGGAAGCTCGATTACGCCACGGTTGAGTTTACCGCCGAGGCTGGCGAACTACTCGACGAAGCGATTGAGCTCGGTGTTCACCCACAGCCCGCGGAGATCGTCGTGGGAGACACCGTGCTGGCTCGGCTGGTAATCGACGGGGAATCCCTTACTCTCGGGACGGACAGCGCCACGGCGCGTCTGAAGGACGTGAGGACGGTGCTGACTCGGGGGGTGGTTTCCGCCGACTTCCCCCGCATTACACTCGGGGAGGCCGTCGACTACGTGTTAGCACAGACGGTTGATCCCCACGGGTGTCTCTCGGGGGTTAAATATACGGATGAAACGCTCGCCTCAACGGTTGAACAGCGGTACACGACGACGGTCGGAAAGGTCGCAAAGGCGGCCTCGTCGCTCCAAGATACCATTTACGAGTACGTCCCGTTCGCTCGCGTCTTGAATCGGCTTCTGAAGGGAACTCCCTTCGAGGCTATGACCGGCGACGAGCTGGCGAAGACAACGCACGAGGTCGGCTCAATGGTTGGACTTCCAAGTGAAATTGGGGGCTTTGTATTCGAGGAGGTAACGCCCGCAGAGGCCCTTCGGGAGATCGAGGAAGTCTTTGCGCTGACGACGGTCATTGAGCCCGATGGGACGCTGACTGTCGGCCACCCCGAAGCTCGGGGGAAGCTCGTTCCCGCGTCTCCGCACCCCAACTCTCTCCGGGTGCTTTCCTACGACGTTACTGAGGGCTCCATCCCGGTCTCTACCGTCATTGTCGACGGGACGTACCGGCTTCTCTGGTCCCCCGACGGTGACGGAAATCGGGGAGGTGCTATCGGTATGGTTCAGGGCCGTGCGGAGGCGACGTGGACGGAGGAGGGCGACGGGCGAGTTGTGGAGGTCAACGCCGAGCGCGTCGACAACCAGATTACGCTCGCTCGGATTGCCGACCGGGAGATTCGGCGGCACATACACGATTTCGAGGGCGGGTCTGTGACGGTGAACCCACTTGCCTCTATGACGGCGGAAGTGTCCCCGTTCGACGTTCAGGTGGGAGACCACCTGTTCACGTTCGGTCTCAAGCGGCGCTGTTCGTCGGAGGACGCCGAGGAGATTCCCTCTGAAATCTTCTCGATCAACGGTGTTCACCACAAATTCGACCCGCAAGATGGCTGGTCGCTAATCCTCTACGTCGGGAAGTTGGTTCCCGAGGAATCGGTCTCGGTCTCGTCGTTCATCTACTCTCCGGCTGACGACGAGTTCATCGACGCGGCAGACTACTACAAGAAGTTCCCCAACCTCTCAAATGACAACTAATTCTCAAGCTGAAGTCGGCTATATCACTTCTGTCTACACCGACGATGGTCGCGTATTCGTAGACGTGGCGTTGCCCCGACCGGGCGCGAACAAGAGCCGTGTTCCATTTCTCCAGCTCGCTCCCGGTGTCGTGGTGACGCCGGCTGAAACTCAGCAGGTGCTCGTCCAGAAACTCGCTGACGGAAACGTGATTGCTTCCTTCCCTCTGACCGGCTCCGCGCTTCTGCCGGATTTGGGGGAGGGGGAGCTGGCCTTTGTGTTCGACGAAAATACGAAAATCCACGTTAACCGGAAGTGGGACGGAACTACCGATGTGAGTGTTTCTGCCTCGGGGCAAACGAACATCCACGCCGAGGGTGACGTGAACATTACCGGCGGCAACGTACTGATCGACGGGATAGATTTCGACCAGCACACTCACGATGTGTCGTACTCGTGGACGGACGCTGGCGGCTCAAGTACGACAACGAGTGACTCCCCGCAATGATAGACGTTCGAGTAGACGACACGCTGGATATTGTCTTTATTCCCGGCGTGGACATTGATACGGTAACTGGCCGAGAGGCCGATGAACAGGCGCTCCGAATCGCGGTAATCGCGTTCTTCGAGCAGGTGATTGGTGAGATCGACCGCCAGACGGTTCTCCAGAAGATCGAGCTGTACGCACGGCGCGTCGTCGAGTCGCTGGATTTCGTGGAGGAGATCGACAGTCTCCGGGTGGATTTCTCACCGACCGATCCCGACGTGGCCCGCGTCGAGGTGGTGTATGATACGGGCGAGACCTTCGCGTTCGACGCGAATAACTGACCTTTCTTTATGGCAATCTTAGTAGACGGCAGACTTCAGCCGGATAGCGTAGACGCCGTTCTGGAGGCGATGGTCAACGATTTCGAGGCCCAAGCCGGAGACGACCTTCCGCCGGGTGTGGCTTCGGTTCTCCGGTCGGTATATTGGCCCATCGCTGAACGGCTCGTTGAGGCACAGCAAACGGCGGCGCTCGTTCTGGATAGCGCCCAAATTGACCACGCTGAGGGACAGGCGCTCGATCTTCTGACGGCGCTGATCGGTGTATCACGGCGGAAGGCGGTGAAGGCCACGGGGACGGTGACGCTTTCGAGGGCTTCGGCGGCCTCACAGGACTACCCGATCCCCGCGGGGGCGGAGGTGCAGACCGGCGGTAACGACCCGGTGGTGTTCGTCACGACGGAGAGCGCGACGCTCTCGAACGGCACTACATCGGTGGACGTGGCCGTAGAAGCGAGAATTGGAGGGGTGCGCGGTAATGTCGGCCCCGCGGCTATCAGCGTCCTTCGCTCTAACATTAGTGGAGTCGAGGAAGTCACAAACGCGAGCGAGACGGCTGGTGGACGCGACCGAGAGAACGACACCGAACTCCGCGAGAGGGCAAAGGATAACCTCTCGACGGGTTCCCGAGCCTCCGCTTCCGCCCTACTCTCTGCAATGATGGACGACGACGATGTGACGAGTGTTACCATCTTCATCAACGATCAGAACACGGCGAACGGTGACGGTCAGCCCGGACACTCGTTCGAGCTGGTCGTTGAAGCCCCCGACGAAACGGCGATTCTCAACCGGCTTGCTCAGGCGATTTCGGATACGAAGGCCGCGGGCGACACTTCGGTTGGTGGATACTACGGGACGGCGAAAACCGGGGCGGCAACGCTGGTGAACGGGCAGACGGAAACGATCTCGTTCTCCCTCCCGACCGGCGTGCAAATCTACGTCGACGTTGATATGACGGTGACGGAGGAGTACGCTGGCGACGACGAGGTGCGAGACTCCATCGTGCGGTACATCGGTGGCGTACTGTCGACGGGGAACACCGATGATGGTCGGCTCTCCGTTGGCTCCGACGTGATCTACGGTTCCGTGGAGTACGCTATCCGCGACGTTCCTGGCGTCTACGACATTAACACGTTGGGTGTCGGCACGAGCGCAAGTCCGACGGGAACCGCCAACATCTCGATTACAAACGGGCAGAAGGCGACGGCTGACGCTACTGGCGGCTCGATTACCTTCACGACGAGTGTGGTGACGCCGTGAGCTTGAGTAACGGTGAAAAGCTCCTGACGGGGCTTCCCTTCTGGCTGAACACGGCGGAAAACTCTACGAACCGAGATTTGATGCTCGCGTTCGGGGAGTCGTTTGACCGCCTCGACGCTGATCTTGATAGCGTAGACTCCGAGAGCACCGTTCAGCACGCGGATACGCTGGCGGCTCTGGAAAAGCTCGCTGAGCTCGTCGACGTAAATCACCGGGCGAACGAGTCGAAGGAAACGTACCGAATCCGAATTATCTCGGCGTATCAGGCGCTCACCTCTGAGGGGACGAAAAATGATATTCTTTCCTCGGCGGCAACTCTGCTTGGCGTCGATGAGTCGGCGCTGACGATTACGGATACGTCGGAGCCGGGAGTTCTCAATCTCTCGATTCCCGAATCTGCGCTGGATACGCTGGCGGTCTCAAATTCTGATTTCGTTGAGACGCTGGAGAACCAGCTCGCGGCCTCGTACCGCATTACGTCGACAGTCGTAGGAACGCTGAAGTATATTTCTAAAGCTGACTATCTGGCTGGAACCTACGACACGACGAAGGGGTACGATCACCTCGATGGCGGTTCCGCCACAGGCGAGGGCGGAACCTACTCTGGATTGCTGACGGACTGAACGGATACTATCTCTCTACTAAATGACGAACTACACAACGGCCCTGCAATCGTGGGGTGACTCCGGTGCGGCGTACCCGAGTGGCTACTCCTACACCTACCAAGTCCCTCCGATTGAGGAGTACGACAACTTTGCGATGTACCACTCGATTGAGGCGATTCTCCATCTCATTGATTTGACCAACGAGCGGCTGGATTCCTCAAAGAGTGCAACCGCCCCGAGTTCCCCAACCGACGGAGAGCTCTGGTGGGATACGACCAATGACGTGCTGAAAATCTACGATACGGACTTCGGTGACTGGAAGCGAGTCGGGTCTAAGGCGGAACTCGACGCCCACACTGCCGACACGACGAACCCGCACAGCGTGACAGCGGCCCAGGCCGGGGCGATTGCTGATGCCCCTGGAACCGTCGACGAGTCTCACTTGTCGTTCAACGTGGCTTCCGAGTCGGGGGTTACTAATCACTTGAACGACACGACGAACCCGCACAGCGTGACGGCGGCTCAGGTCGGGGCGTACACGACCGCCCAGGCCGACTCAAACTTCGCGCCGTCGGGTCACAATCACGACGGGCGATATTACACTAAGAGCTACGTCAACAGCAATTTCGCATCGTCATCTCACAACCACGACAGCCGCTACGACGACCGTTACTACTTCAATAACGGTAACAATGCGTTCTATCTTGAGCGTCGGACGAGCGACCCGTCTACGACTACTGCTGGCCGAATGTGGATTCGGACTGATCTCTAAATTCTATGGGAAAAATTGGCGAAATACATTTTCAGGATTGGAGTACGGAATATCCTGTTGACATTTACGATGTAGCGGATAACCCGAGTATGCCGATTCGGGTCCAAACGAATAGTGGAACAGGGGTTATTCCCACAACCACAGACCTCGGAAGCGCGAATACTCCCATTCGCGTTCAGACGTGGAGTGATGTTTTGGGCGTCACAAACCCCACCGCGTATGATAACGGCTTCTCGGGTGGTCAGAATCAGAAATTCTATTGGACTGCCCCGGATGGTCTAATCGGCTCTGTCACGATCACCGTTGAGGGTGGTGGTGGTGGTGGTGCTATGTCCGAAGACGGGAGTGATGGTGGTAACGGTAGGGCAGGCGGTAAAATCGTTGCCGAGGTTGATATTCAGCCGGGAGAAACGCTGTACCTCTATTCCGCTGAGGGCGGTCGCCGTGTTACGTACACCTCTCGTGGGCGCGGCGGATGGGGTGCTCACAGCGGCGGTAAAGGCTCATATGGTGGAGAGGGATACGGCGGTAACGGTGGCGGTTCTTCCGAGGTTAGATTAAATTCTGACACCGACTCCGCTACTATCCTTTCGGCTGGCGGTGGACAGGGTGGCACAAATCCGTACAGCGGTGGCGGAGGTGGTGGTCACGCCGGCGAGGGTGGTGGAGGCGAAGGTAGTGCGGTGAACTACGGTTCTCGTATTCTTAGCCAAACAACGACTGTCGGCGGCGGCGGTGCTGGCGGGACTGGTCGAGAGCATAATAATGCGTCCGACCACGGTGGGGACGGTCAGATTAGAATAGCATACACGGCTACCGAGTCTGCTACTTTCGGCGGCGCATAGATTCTAATGTCTAATCAAGCAGATTCCTTTTGGGAGTGGCTACGCACGACGACGTGGCCCGCTCTCGATGGCTGTGCCGGTGTTCGGTTTGTAGCGCCCGCGAATAATCTCCAGTACGTCGGGACGCTCCATATGTCGGAGGATGATATTGAGGCTATTCTCCGCCAGCTCGGATTCCGGCGGAACCCGGTCGCTTTCCTCAAGTCGAGGGCGTGGTCTCCGTTCGACGTGGATGGGATCAGCGAAGGGTCGTGGGTATGGCGCTCCTCCCTGTTCGCGGATCGGCAACTCCACGTCACGCTGTTCGATAACGAGGATGATGGATCGTATGATGTGCTGGCTCATTGGGAGCTGAGCTGGATTCGACACCCGATCAAACACTATCGCTCGGAGGGATTCGACCCGGTAGGTGGTCGGGAGGAGATGGTGAATCGACTTGCTGAGCTGGAAATCCACCCGTTCGACCGATACCATATTATCGGATAAGTAACTGTTTTTATCTCTCGGCTATTGAGTTTCAGTTTGGGGACTGTAGAACCTCCTCGACTGCTTTGAGACCACTCCCTCAGTCCCCCGTCAATTTGAATCAATCTTAACGAATGTTCACGCTTCAGATTAGCCTGTGTGCTCGTCGACGAGCGTGGTGATAGGAATATGCCTCGATGGATTTACCGCCACAATGTTCTCAGAGGCCCGTATTTCGTTTCTGACAACGCCCGAATTAAGACATTAGAAGGGTTCTGTTGAACTCCTATGACTCAGGTAGATTTGAGTCTCTGTTACTTTTCGAGGGGTCGTCTCTCGTCGAAGTGAGGGCCTTTCGTTACAATATTTTTCTCCTGATCCCAGTTGACCAGCCCATCTTCCACTAACTCCTCCAGGGATTTGTGACTCAGTTCAAGACGGAGTTTTGCCACGTCTTCATCGGCAGAGGGTGGGTCGTCACGGGGAATATCAACTGGTGCGTGCTTAGTCATCATCTTTCGTTTAAACGACGGTTAGGAGTGGTAATTAACCCCGGCGTTATCCTATTTAATTAATTATAAAAATCAAACAGCCTTCGGTTCGATTCAGCCCATCTGGTTGAGGGCGCGGTTCCGCCGGTAAACAGCCGGCAACCCAGTGGTGTGACTCGGCTTGGATAATCCAGCGATGTATTTTGTGGGGAGAATCGGGGATTGGGCGTGTAGAGAGTATTTATGTAGGTGTAGTGCTTTGGGGAGTTTGACAACGGGAGAGGGCGTTACCGGCAAGTGTGGCCGCTATCCGGCGAGTCTCCGCGATTGCGCGGAGCGCACCTTGCCATGGTCACAACCTGGGTTCAAATCCCAGCCAGCGCATTTCTGTCGACGCCGACCGGCGAGCGAAGCGAGTCGCGTCGCGAGACGAACTCCGTCCTGTGGATTCGAATCGGGGAGTGGAACGAACCCTTCTTCCGCTCACCGTCACAACGGACGGTATGGATCGGCGTACGTTTCTGGCGGCCGCGAGCGCGGGACTTGCCGGATGTGGATCGGTGGGGTCGTCACCCTCGACCGACGAGGCGCCGACGCCGACGCCCACGGGGACGTCGCCCTCGACCGACGAGGCGCCGACGCCGACGCCCACGGGGACGTCGACACCCACCACGACCCCGCCGGAGCGGCGGTACCTCCCCCAGATGCTCGACGTGGCCCTCGTCTCCCGTTGGGGTGGAGCGGGGGACTTGATCGCGAACCGAATTGAACACGTTCGGCGCGGTCAGCCGGCCGTCGTCGCTTTCCGGTACCGTATCCGGATTCCATCCGGAACGATCAATCTCAAGGAGGGCGTCGACGTGGTTTACCGCGGTGATCTGGTGGATCGGCGCTCCCGCGACACCGACCGAAACGTCGACTCGCCGGGTCTCCACATCTGGGAGGACGCCGTGACCTTCGAGACGGGTGACTGGCCGACCGGGGAGTTGACCGCGTCGGTCGCCGTTGGCGAACTCCAACTTCACCGCACCTCCGAGAGCGTTGAGACGACTTTCGAGGTCACATCGGACTGACGTGACTGGTGTTGCCACGTCCGGGACCCGTTGATCACCGTCGCCCCCGATCACCTCGGACCGACGCCGCGCCGGAAAGAGACGGATTTATCAATGGGCCACCCCTCGTCGGGAATGCGGGCTCGGTTGGTGTAGTCCGGCCAATCATGTTGGCCTTTCGAGCCGACGACCAGGGTTCGAATCCCTGACCGAGCATGATTCTGAACGAGCGGAGTGAGTGAAGAAACACGCGTAGGGAAAGGATTCGAATCAGGGAACGGCTTCGCCGTGACCGTGGTTCGAATCCCTGACCGAGCATTACAACGCGTGTACGTCAGTGACGAGCGGAGCGTACTGGGACCGTTTGAGTCAGGGAGGGGAAGCCGCGACCGGGGTTCGAACCGCCGTCCCACACGATTCTTTTCGGAGCGTCTCCGACTCTACACCCGTCGAGCGGCGGCCGTGACGACACCCGTTACGGCGGCTCGGTTTCGTCGACCGCTTCGTCCAACCGGTCGAGGAAGGCCGAGTCGCACGATTCGGTGACGT